AAAACCGCAAAACCGGTGCCTCTATGACCGTTGGCCCCATCAAATTTGTGCGCGTGTGAATTAAAGTTTCCAGCTGCAATAAGATTATTGCCGGAATTGTGGGCGGAGGGTGTTTTATGGCCCAGCGCGGACGCAAGCCTGACACAATTGCGACCAAAGTTGCGCGCGGCACGATGAAGCCGACACCGGATATTCTGGCGCAATTGCAGCGATCTCCCGATGATGTGCCCATGCGGTTCGAGAGCCTGCCCGAACCCGCGAAGGTGGTTTGGGACCGGGAGATCGAGCATTTCATTGCCGGTGGCGCAGGCTTTGTGGATAGCGCTTACATCAACCACACTTGCATGATGATGGCTGACTATGAGCTGCGCTATCGCCTGTATCAGGAAGGCGCGGAAGGCATCGAGCCGCCGCCGATCACCCAAGCTGTTGAACTGAGGACGCGCTTTGAAAGCCTTGGCATGGCTGGCGCTAAATCGCGCGTGGGCCGCATAGCGGGCGGCGCGGGAAAGAAGGTCAATGCCTTCGCGTCAAACGGAAACAAACCACGCGCGTGACTATGCCAAGATCGCGCTCGACTATGCGAAGGCAGCGGCGGGTGACCGGTATCAGCGCAGTCATGGCAAGTGGGTGCAGCTGGCAGCGCAGCGTCACCTTGACGACCTGAAACGCCAGCGCCGTCGGACGTGCAGTTTTCGTTTTTCCGAATGGCACGCCAATGATGTCTGTGACTTCATTGAGAAATTGCCGCATGTCGAGGGGGTTTGGCAGAACCCTAATATCGTGCTGGAACCCTTCCAGATTTTCATTTTGGTTTGCGTGTTCGGATGGCGGCGGAAGGACAATGGGTATCGGCGTTTCACCGTCGTTTATGAGGAAGTCGCGCGGAAAAATGCCAAATCGACACTAACGGCGGGCATCTCTCTCTACTGCCTGTGTTGCGAGGGCGATGTTGGCCCGCAGGTGCTGACAGCAGCGACAACCTACGATCAGGCGAAGAAGGTTTTCTACCCAGCGAAACGTATGGTGGAGAAGACGCCGGATTTGCAGGATGCTTTCGGCATCACCGCTTGGGCGAAATCGATCACCTGCGCTGACAATGGCGGCTATATGCAGGCCATCCATGCGAAATCGAAAACGCAGGATGGGCACAACCCGAAGCTGGTGACGCTCGACGAGCTGCATGCACATGAGGATCGCGGGCTGTATGATGTAATGCGGTCGAGCCAGGGGCAGCAGATCAATCCGCTGTTTTTTCAGATCACGACGGCGGGCTTCAACCTTGAAGGCATCTGCTATGAACAGCGGGCCTTTTCGATCAAGGTATTGGAGGGCGAAGTTACTGCTGATCACGTATTTGCGATCATATTCACGCTCGACCGCGCTGCCGATTATTCTCCGCCGCGCAAGGTGGATGATGATCCCTATGATGAGGCGAATTGGATCAAGGCCAATCCGCTGTTGGGGTCAAACGACAGTCAGGCATTGTGGATCTATCTGCGGAACCGCGCAACCGAAGCGCGGGCAGGCAGCGAGGGTGATTTCCTCACCAAAAACATGAACCAGTGGCTCGGCGCAGCGTTGGCCTGGCTTAATTCCAAGAAATGGCGTGAACGCGCCGAACCCAGTTTGAGGCTGAAGCATTTTCGAGGGCTGGACTGCTTTATTGGCAACGATCTTTCTGCCGTAAGTGACATCACGGCAGTCTGTCTTGCGGCTCTCGATGCTGACAATCGCCTGCTGATCAAAACGTGGTTTTTCGTGCCCGAAGCAGCGCTGGAGCGGACGTCCCAAGCTGATCGTGAGAATGTCGAGCTTTACAAGAAATGGCGCGCGGCGGGAAAACTGATCACCTGCCCCGGCGACATGATCGATGTCGAGCAGGTGCGCCGTCACGTGGTACGCATCGCCAGGGCGTTGGGGGTCAAGCGCATCACCGGCGATCAGTGGAACAGCCTGACCTTCGCATCACAGATCAATACAGAGCTGGCCGGCGCCAATGAGCCGGTCGCGCAGATCATGAACAAGACGGCGGCGAATGTGACGCCCGCTGCACGGGATATCGAAACGCGGGTGCACGCGACCAAAGCAGTGATGATCGCCCATGACGATAATCCGGTCATGAACTGGATGATCGGCAATGCGGTGGTCGAGCGGCGGGTCAACGGATCGCTGTTGCCAAAGAAGCCCAAGGCGATGAGCCGCCAGAAAATCGACGGGGTGGATGCAATGATCAACGCGGTTGCCCCGATGATCGTGCCCGCCGATGCCGAACCGCCCTCGATCTATGAAACGCAAGGGGTGGCGGTGATATGAGGGTCTTCGGCTTCGACATCACACGCAGCGCGCGCGAACAGCGCAGCGTAACGCAGGACTTGCTTGATACGCGCGCGGGGGCACTGCAAGGCGGCAGTGTGACGCCTAAAACGGCGATGGGTGTTTCGGCAATCTGGGCCTGCGTCAATCTGATTTCCAAAACTGTTTCCATCCTGCCGATGAGCGCGATGCTGCGCGGCGATAACAACTCGCGCTTTTCTGCCGAAACGCACCCGCTGCACCGCATTTTGGCAGTGCGCCCAAATAATTATCAGACGCCGACGGTGTTCCTCAACCAGATGGTGGCGCATCTGATGCTGTGGGGCAATTTTTACGCTGAAATCCAGTTTGACCGGATCACCGGCGAAGCGCTCGGCCTCTACCCGATCCACCCGTCACAGGTTGATGTGACGCTGGAAAATGGGCGGAAATCCTTCCGCGTCGGCGGAAAGGTCTTCGACGACGATGGTATTTTCCACCTGATGGGCCACAGCATCGACGGTATCCGTGGCGTATCGCCCATCGCCGTGCATCGTTCGACGATCAGCCTCAGTTCCGAAGCGATCAAATATGGCGAGAATTTCTATCTCAACGGCACAAAGCTGTCGGGATACCTCAAGCATCCGGCTAAGCTCGGGCCGGAAGGTGTCGCCAATCTCTCACGCAGCTGGTCAGAAGCCTATTCGGGTTCAGCCAATGCTGGCAAGGTGGCTGTTACTGCTGAAGGTGTTGAATTCAAGCCACTCGTCATGCCGATGGCTGACGCGCAATATGCCGAAACCCGCCGCTTGCAGATTGGCGAAGTGGCACGGATTTATGGCATTCCTCTGCATAAATTGGCGGAAATGGATGGCGCGAAATTCAACAATGTCGAGGCGCAGAATACCAGCTTTGTGATTGACGTGATCCAACCCATCGTCACCGCATTTGAGCAAGAGGCGAATTGGAAGCTGATCCTGCCTGAAGAGCGCGGGCGCCTCTACACGCATTTCAACCTTAACGCCTACCTGCGCGGCGACATAAAAACCCGGACGGCCGCCTATGCGATCATGCGTCAATGGGCGCTGGCGACGATCAACGAAATCCGCGCGCTCGAGGATATGAACCCCATCGACGGCGGCGATGATCTGTTTGCCGGTGGTAACGCACAGGCGAGCGCCAACGCCAATATCGGTCACAATGGCGGGCCACCGCTTGATCCACTCGAAGACCCCAACACGGAAGGGCAGATCGATGCCAATGCCAATCAGTAATCGCGAATTCGGCGCACCAATCGGCGATGTCGAAGTGCGCGCTACCGACGGCGGAACCACAATGCTGGTTGGCTATGCCGCGCGTTTCAATTCGCCATCATCGCCGATTGGCGGACGGTTTGTCGAGGTGATCGCTCATGGAGCTTTCGATGGTGTGATCGGCGGCGATGTCGTCGCTCTTTTCGACCATGACACTCGTCGGTTGCTCGGTCGGACCGGCGCCGGGTCTCTGCGCCTATCCATCGACGATCTTGGCCTGCGCTATGAGGTCGATCTGGATATGGAGGATCCTGACGCGGTCGCGGTTCAGCGCAAGTTGGCCACCCGCAAGGTCACCGGATCGAGCTTCATGTTTTCGGTCGCCGAAAGCGGTGACAAATGGGACAAAACCAATGATGTCATCACCCGCACGATTACAAAAATCGGTGCGCTCTATGATGTCGGCCCCGTGACATTTCCTGCCTACCCTGCCAGCTCGGCAGCGCTCCGCTCGCTCGAAGGAGTTGAAGCACAGGCGCTTGAAGCAGTGCAGGCCCATGAGCTGGCAGCAGCGCAGGAAGATGCTGCCGCGCGCGCGCGCCAGATTGCCTTGTTCACGATCTAACTGACCCACCCCCCTTTCCACTCCACTTTGCACCCTCCCCGCCGTGGCCGGGGTGAGGGTGCTGAACTGTATCGCCACATCAAAAAGGAACTGCCATGACCCTCAAAGAAATGCGCACGAAAATGCGCGAAATCCGCGCCCAGCTGGTCGCGCTCGATGCTGCCGCGACGACTGAAAACCGCAGTCTGACGAGCGACGAGCGGACGAATTGGGAAAATCTGCAGGGTGAAGCCTCGCAGTTGCAGGAACGCATCACCCGCGCTGAAACGCTGGGCGACCTGACCATTGTGGACCCCACCGAACTGCGTGCTGGCGGGCAGGAGAATGGCGATGCTGGCGTCATCGGCATGTCGAATGACGATATTGCCAATTTCTCTGTCATCCGCCTGATGCGTGCGCTCGCCAATCCGAACGATCGCGGTGCACAGTCTGAAGCCGGGCTTGAACTGGAAGCCTCTGCCGAAGCGCAGCGCCGCCTTGGCCGTGATGGCGGCGAGGTGCGCGGTGCGACGATCCCCGCCGACGTCTTGCGCGCAGCGGTAGGCGCGCAGGAGCGTAATCTTTACGGTGCGCTCGGCATGGCCGCAGCGGGCCGGGAGCGCCGCGATTTGCTCGCTGGCACCAACGCGCAGGGCGGGTTTACCGTCGCCACCGATCTTTTGGGCGGATCGTTCATCGACATCCTGCGCAATCGACTTTCGGCGATGGCGGCCGGAGCACGCATGTTGACAGGGCTCAACGGCAATATCGCCATTCCGCGCCAGACGGGCGCGGCGAGCGTATTTTGGGTGACGGAAGGCAATGCGCCTACGGAAAGTCAGCAGGCGTTCGATCAGGTCACGTTGGCCCCGAAGACTGCCGGTGCGTTCATCGACGTGACGCGCCGCCTGATGGTGCAATCGTCTATCGACGTCGAGGCGTTCGTGCGCTCTGATCTGGCGGCGGTGATGGCGCTGGCCATCGACATGGGTGCGCTCAACGGATCCGGCGCTGCCGGGCAGCCGCGTGGCATCCTGCAGACGGCAGGCATCGGCTCGGTGGCGATTGGCGCGAACGGTGGCAACCCCACGTGGGACAGCATCGTTGACCTCGAAAGCGCGGTTTATGTCGCCAACGCCGACGTCGAGGGCATGTCCTATCTCACCAATGCCAAGATGCGCGGGCGCCTGAAAAAGACGCCCGAGCTGGCGAATACCGCTGCGTTGCCGATCTGGCGCAATAATGAGGTCAACGGCTACCGCGCGGTGACCTCCAACCAGGTGCCGGGCAACCTGACCAAAGGCAGCGGCACTAACCTTTCTGCCATCGCTTTCGGCAATTTTGCCGACTGCCTGATCGGGATGTGGGGAGGCCTCGACCTGCTGGTCGATCCCTACACGTCAAGCACCACTGGCACTGTGCGCTTCATCGCGCTGCAGGATGTCGATGTGGCGTTGCGCCGTCTGGAAAGCTTCGCGGCGATCACTGACGCATCGTGATGATTTGCGCTGGCCCAACCCCAGAATGTGCTGGGCCAGCGCATTTTTCCGCGCGATAATGGAGATTATTATGACCAAGACCATCAAAATCGAAACGGCCTGTCTGGTGAATGGCCAGCATGCCGATGTGGATGATCGCCTGACGGTGCCCACCGATGTGGACGCCGAAACGGCGGACCTGCTCATTCGCCACCATCGTGCCTCGCTTGATGACGGCGACGAGAAACCGAGCACGCCGAAAAGCACGCCGAAAAGCAAGGCTGCTGCCAAGGATGCCGCCGATGCTGTGGCGGCTGATGCTGCTGGCGAAACGGCCGCCTGATTTCTCTCCCAGACTGGCCCGCCGCCATAACAAGCAGCGGGTCATTTTTCTTATTTGAAGGACGGCAGCCATGGGTGCACGCTATTCAGTCAGCCGCACGGCGGCGGCCCTCTCTACCACAGCCGACACGCTGACGATCACCGCACCGGCGGGCCGCTCGCTCAAGATCTGGGCGATCCGCCTTTATGGCGGTGGTGCGGCTACCGCCTATAACGAGGCGCTGGTAGCACGCTCGACCGGCGGAACGACGCCAACGGCCATCACGCCTGTTCCACTCAATGCCGATGCTGCGGCGGCGAGTTTCACGGCGGCCTCTACATGGTCGGTGACGCCAACGCTCGGAGCGGTCCTTCGGCGGATTGGCGTCAACAGCAATGGTGCAGCGGTGCAGGAGGTGTATCCACCGGGGCAGGAAATCGACATTCCGGCGGGCGGGCAGATTTCGTTCCGCTCAGCATCGGGCACCGGCGCTATTGCGATGGATGTCATCGTCGAACAGATTTAGCCGGGGCATAGCCAGTGTGGCAGCCGCAGGGCTTTTTCCAGTCGACCGGATCGGTTGACGATCTCAACTGGTCAAGCGGAGAGCTGGTTGGACATTATGATGATCCGACATGGTATCTCGACACGAGTTTTTACCCGGTCAACGTGACCGGTGCATCTGCCTCGACGCAAATACAATCGATAATGTGGCCAGATGTTCCGGCACTGCTGGTCTGGCCAGCATGGTGGGATGGCACGGCAGAAGCGGCAAGTGTAGCATGGTTTTGCTGCGACGGCGCGACCGACATTCGGGTTATGGGCGGGGTGAGCAGCAGCGGGGCGATTGCCGCTGCATCATCCGCTCGGATGGCCTTTGGCGCGGGCGCAACGATGATGATGGGCGGCGCGCTGGCGAGTGGCGCACGGCGCAGCATGGCGACTGGCAGTATGACGGGCAGCTTGGCGGCCATCGCTGTAGCGAGCAAGCGGGCTCTTGGCGCAGGGATGGCACAAGCGCTGCCCTGCACGGCTGGGCTGGCAATGAAGCTGGCCCGCGCTGGCGGTGCCACAACGAGCGGCACCGCGCTGCTGGCTGGTCTCTCTGCCATCTCCCTGCCCGATATCGCCGTGCTGGCAGGACTGTGGCTCCAAAGCCACGGCATTGACGGGCGGATGGCGGGGATAGTGACCATCAGCGCGATTAAAGCCCAGATTGGGGTAGGCGCTGGCGAAGCGGAAGCAATCGCGCGGATCGATGGGGTTTATGACCCAGCCGCACCAATCG